ATGGACTTCTTACGTTAATTTTCCCCATTATTGTTGTTTATTAAATCTATTATGTCTTGCATAAAATTTTTTTTAATCCCTTTTTTATATCTTTCAAAAGCAACTTCAAAAGGTTTGGTAAAAAATAAACTTGGTTTTATTCCTTGTGCAAATATGCTTCTTTGTAGTATAAAGCCTATTGTTCTATAATTACCTTTTTTAAATCTACCTTTTTCATCTCTTAATCTTATATTTCTTTTTTTTGCCCAATCAGCTAAAGGTTGCATTGGTGGTCTTTTAGTCTTATAACTATATGGACTATTACCACCTTTTTGTACTCCTTTTTTACCTGTTTTTTTATTATCTACCAAACTAGGATTTGCACCTTTTACACCTTTATCTAAAAATGTTCCGTACTCATCCATAATAAAATTTAAAAAAAAACTATTATCCTTTTCTTCTAAAGTATATTGAATACTATTATAAAGGTTTTTACTTACATTTCTTTTTTGTTTTGTAAGGTTAGTCCTTGATTGTTGCACTACATATTTACCAAATGCTTGTAATTCAGCTTTTATGTTTTCTAACATATTGTCATTCCGTTTGGTATTTCTACATTAAATGAAATTGTCCAACCAGCTAATTTGTTCTCAAATCTATCAACAAAAGGCTCAAAGGTTGCATCTCCTTGCAATTGATAAAGCTCTACATATAATGAACCTCTCCTTAATAATTCTATTAATCTATTACCTACTGCTAATTGTGTATTAAATACATCTTGCTCGTTATTGTTACCTCTAAATTCATTTGGTATTCCTTCTGCAAAGTTTTTGTTTTCCTCTACAATATCCATACATAATAATGATATACTAAAACTCCATACACTCTCTTGTAACACAGCATTTGTAACCATAAAATGACTTAATGGAAATATTGTTTGCTTGTTTAAATCAACATCAAATAAATCCCCATAGGTTACTGTATTAACGTATTGGTCTAATTGTAATGTTTCTCTTATTTTATCTGTTAAATTATAAAATCCTTGCATATTATTTAAATTTACTTTTTATCATTCTTGATTCTAATTCTGCTTTTTCTTTTTCAAATGCTAAATACATTAAACATTGGTGAAGGGGAAGCTTTGCAACTTCTTTAAATCTCGTAATGTCTCCTTTAGCAAGTGTATATAGTTCTGAATAACTTCCCCATTTTCTTGAGAAATTTGACCTATAGTCTGTTCCTTCAATAGTTCTTTCTCCAAATAACTCGGTATATAGTTCAGCAATTCGTTGGTTAAATTGTAAAAAAAAACCATAGCACCTAACACAACACTCAATGGCATTTGTTTCATTACCTCACTGTATTTATGGCTTCCTTCGTATTCCTCTATTAGATACTTATGCCCTTGCTTTTGTTTAAGCGGTCTGAATAATACAGCCATTGCTTTATGCATATTACCCCATTCATTTATATAGCTTGTAACATCTTTATTTTCTCCATAGGTAATTTCATCTAGGTTTGGTATAAAACCATAAGTAACTCCATTTAAATTAAATGTAGGAATGTATTTGTGTTCTTGTTTAAATAGTTTATTAATATGGTTAATTAAGTAATCTACGTCTTTATCTTTAATTTTGCCTAGCTGTTTAGTATTTATGTTGAGGATGCATTTTAGTAAATCATCATTACTTGGATTCTCAATAAGCAAGAAATCTTGATAGTCTTTTAACTTGACTTCTTTTAATGTACTAGGTATAGAAACTTCTATTTGCATAAAGTCTTTTTTAATAAACAAAAAAAGAGCTACTTTGTATAAAGCAACTCCTTTTCCCTATCAACCAAAAAATAATTATTTGTAAGTATTATACATATATAAGTATAATTCCTGTATTTTTTCAGACAATGTAATGTCTTGATAATATGTTTCTGTTCCTATTTGTTCTTTTCCAGATATATTAATATGTATTTTTACTTTACATTTATATCCTTTACTTATAGGTTTTACATATATTTTTATTTCATTTTTAAAACACCAACTTATAGCTGTCTGTATTTTTTTATGCATTAAGCAAAGCTAGGATAAATATTATCCCTAACCAAGCTACCATTGATGAAATCATTATACCTTCGTATTTTTTATTTGTTTTCATAATTTCTTTTTAAATTGTTTATATTTTAATTTAATATGTTTATCTTCTTTTTCAATAGCAAGCAAACACAGATGATGTAAAGAAGGAATATCTTTTAATAAAGTTCTAGCATCAAATGTTATAGTTACATAGCCTTCTTCTGGGTTAAGCGTGGTGGCTTGTATTACTACTTCTCCAAAATCTGAATATAAACTTGTGGTTGTATTAACGTATATTTCCATAATTAAAAATGTTTAAATGTTTCTGGTTCTTTTAATTTTTCTTGTAATTCTTTAGCTTCTAAATGATAATCAATACTTTCTTCAACTATAGTTAATAAAGTCCAGTAAGCAAGTTCTGTAATATTTTTGGCTATTTCTCCTGTTTGTTCTATAAAGAAATCTGAACAACCTTCTTTCATACATATTCGCCAACAATCATAATAGTAAATTATTTCATTTTCTATTTGTTCGTGTATAAATTGCCAAACATCATCCGATATGTCTTGGTCATCCTCAAATTGTGAATCTTCTATAAATTCACCGATTGAATCTTTTAAATCACTTATAAAATCATATTTATTAAATTGTATCATTGTTTTATTTTTAAAGGGGTTTTTACACCCCTATTGTTATTATTTTTGTCCTCTATTTATTTTATAAGAAATTCTAAAATCTGCATAGTTTATAGCTTTTTCTAAATCAGATATAATATTATGTAATTGTAATAAGGACATTTTATCCATTTGTTTGTCATTAGTGTTAATTAATACTTTGTAAGTGTTTTCCATTTTTTTTGGTTTTTTAGTAATTAATAATATATAAATATAAACAAAAATGTTTATAACTCAAAATAAAATGATAAAAGTTTTGTAATTAATATATAAAGTAATCTCCTCGTGTTGGATTCTCTAACTGATAAGATACAGCATAACGTATAGCATCTATGCAATGATTAAACTTATCTATTGGTGTTTGTGATTTCTTTTCTAACCAAGAGTAATTATTTAACTCTTTAATTAAATCAATACTATTTGGGTCAATAATTAAATCATAATCTTGTAATAGTGATATACCAAATACTACACTACCTTGACCTTTAATAGCTGGTAACATATTACAGGTTCTTGCTAATTCATTTATAAGTCTTGGCTCTGCACTATCTCCTATTATTAAACTATCTCCAGCAAATTTTTTATTTAATACATTAATTTCAGACGTTGTAAGACCGGGTTGGCAAAAATGTAATTTAATATATATCTTTCTGTTGTTCTTGTCTATACTTGTTTCTAATAGCGTTGTAGGGTCATTACTGAATCCATAATCTTGTCCGAATACAGATTTACCTACTTCCTTAAATTCTCCTAATGACCAATTGGTAAATATAACACCCTCTGCTTTTTCTAACCACCCACCTAATATTTGATGTTTATACTTTGATGGTCTATGTTCTTTCATTTCTTTAATCCTTGAAAGATAACTTTCTGATAAATGTTCTAGGTTATCTAGGTATGTAGAGTGTATATAAGTAACATCATTCTTGGTTATGCTTTCCCCAGCCTTTATTCCTTTGGTTTCAAAAAATCTTTGGTATATCCAATGCTCTTTTGTAGATGGATTTAATATTAATATTACTCTATTGTCTGCTTGTTTTTCTCTTACAGATAAATCTATTTTATCAAATATACTTTCATCAACCAATTCTTCAGCCTCATCCATTACCCAAGTTGTTATACCTTGCAATGATTTAAGATTTGCTGTCTGGTCTCCTGATGAGGTTTTAATACCTCTAAATAATATCTTTGAACCTGTAATAGTATTTATTATCTCATCTCTTGTTATCTTGAACCAATGCGATATGCCCATTGTTTCTAGCTTGTCTTTAAATTCTGGTATAATAGATATAGATGCAGACCTTAATGTAAATCTTGTAAATAAAATAGTTTGATTTTGAGTAAGGCTCATATACACCAATGCACCAGCTACAGCACATGATTTGCCAGAACCTCTACCACCTGTGTAAATAAAGTATCTTGAATCCACCTCATTAAAAGGTAGAAATTTAGGATTTATGTTTAATAGCTTCAATTAGTTCTTTAAAATCAATATTATTATCCTCTGCCATTGTTACGTCTAATGAATCTTTTGGATTACCATAACCACTATCCATTAAGGCTTTATATGCAGCTACATCTCCCTTACGTGCTTTGTTTATTAAAGCAAGTGTCATTATATCTTCTTGTGATAGTTTTTCGCTCTCACTTGTTAGTGGGTTCTTATACTCTTGATTGGTTGATAGCCATTTTTTGGCTACTGTGCTTCGATTTAAGCTGCCTTTAGGTCTTCCATTAGGGTTACCACTCTCTCCTTTTTTAAAAGGCTTTAAATTGTCTAGTTTGCTCATTGTTATTTCACTGTATTTATATAATCTTTTAACTCTATTTTTGCTTCCCAGTCTAATAATTCTTTGGTATCATTTTCTATAGTAGGGGAACAAAACCTTTCTCCTTTTCTTTCATCTACAAATTTCCAATCTTGATTAAACATATTTGCTACTTGAATTATGCTATATGCTTTTGGGTTTTGGAAATACCATTCGTGATTGCTATTATGTTTTACTGCCTTAACAACTCCATTAATAACATCATCAACGTGTGTAAAGCATCTGGATTGCACCCCTGGTTTTACAACACTCAATGTTTCTCTTTTTAATATCTGATTTTCAAATATACCTATTACAGTAGCATAATTTCCTGTTGTTATTTGGTATTTACCATATACATTAAAGAAGTAACATATTTCATAGGATAATCCATACCATTTATTATAATTCTTTATTAACTCTACTGCTTTTGATTTTGTCCAAGCATAAGGACTTAAGTTTTCTTTATCTCCGAATTTAGAAGATGATGCTGAATAAATTAATTTTATATTTTTCTTTTTACAATATTCTATTACTTTACTTGTGCCATAAAGATTACTTTTCATTACATAATCTATATCAACGAATGACGTACTAATTCTTGAGTATTCTCCAAAATGAAATAATGTGTCAAATGTTGCGTATGGATGCACTAAAGTTTCTATATCCCAAGTGTCGCCTTTAATATAATTAACTCCATTTATTTGATTCCTTTCTTCTCCAGTATAAAAATTATCTATTACAAATATGTTTCTTGCTTCTACTATATTATTATCTAGTAAATGGTGTATTAAATTAGTGCCTATAAATCCAGCACCTCCTGTTATTAGTATATCTTTCATTTATTGTTTTTATAAAAGTCTTTTAATGCTTTAGTTTTTAATTCTTTTACTTTGGTTAGTTTTAAATTATGTTTTTTGTTTTCTATTTTATCCCAATCAATATCATCTCTGCGTATTAATTGATGATGAAAATTACCTTTCCAATCTACATAATGATGAGGTCTATTAAATCGTATTATTGTTTTACAATACTCTGGCCATATTTCTTCCAAACTTCTAGCCTTTAATACTTTCTTTTCATATGCATTGCCTTTATATAATTCATCTTGGTTACCACCTTTCATTTTAGCAACTGTACTTGTTTTATCTATTGTAAACGCATTAAAAGATACTACACATAATTTATTACTTAATACCTGTAAACACAAATCTACATCTTCATTATACTTTAATCGCCATCTATAAGGCATATCATTTCGCATAAGCATTGCACTATAACTATGTGTATTTAAATAAAAAGGTTTTTTGTCTGATGTTCCTGGCACAACAAATGTAGAATAATTAAAGCCAGTTATTCCTATATTAGTATATCTGTCTGTAAATTCCTCTAGTATACTTATTGCTTTGGTAGAGTTACAAGGTATTTTATTACCTTTTAATACTCTTCTTATTCTACATATATTATCATCAAACACCCAGTGTCTATCGTGTCCATTTTCTATGCTATTTTCCCAACAAAAATTTCTAGCTGGATATGAGCCTACACCTAAATTAGAAAAAGGTAATTTCATTACATACTTTTCTCCAATTGATTCACAATACTTATCATATTCCTGTGGCTCTACAACTATTTTAAAATCAGTACCATCTTTTTTAAAAAACTTTGCTGTTAATGGATTCTTCCATCTGCCTTTGGATATTATATATACAGGATATTTATTTTTCATTTTTTCATTAATGGTATTTGTTTAAATGATTTCCATATTTTTGAAGGTTTTATTTCTGATTGACCTTTTTTAGTATATTCCACAAACCATTGAGGGTAAGTCTCACATAATTTTAAATTTCTTAACTTTCTGCCATCAATGTTACCTCTTTTTTTATAATCTATTGATGAATTACATCCACCTTTTATACTGCCAGAACTAGGAGTTCTAAAACTATATTTATTAAACACCATTGTAACATAACCTTCTTTTAATACTCTTACACTAAAATCCACATCCTCAGAAGTATTTGGTTGGTATCTGCTTTTTATAGAGTTATTTATCAACTGAAAACAATAAATCATTTTATTAATATCAATATCTTTTTTCTTTGCAAAAGCAAAGCCATCGTGTGTTAAACACCCAGCACCATAATTTACGCACCTGTCTGCTATTTCTTCTATGTAAAGTAACATATCTAATGGTTCAATAATTTTTTCTGTATTTCGTAAGCCTCTTGTAACATCCATTTCTCTATAATGTAAAGAATTTAAATCATCATCAACTTGCCAATGTTTACTATAACCATTTTTTTTTGACCATTCAATACAAAAATTTCTTACATAATAAATACCTTTATCATTTTCCTTTATATCAACAACTTTGTCTTTACCAAATCTATTTACATAACTGTTATAGTCTTGAGGTTCAACCATATAAAAATATTTTATATTTGAATACTCTAACAAAGTGTGTGTCTTACAAATTTCTGGTCTATCTTTTGATACAATACATATTGGATATTTATTCATAAGACAAAGAGCTTAAGTTCTTTCTTTCTCTAAATGGATAATTTGCACTCCAAGTTCTGCTACCTTCTTTTTGCGATAAGAGTTTTAATTCATATTTTTTTACAAACTCATCTCTATCTTTTTCATTTAAAAAATTAACCACAACTTTAATTGCATCTTCTTTGGATTCAAATTCTGGCATTCCTACCCATTCAGAATACTCATCTCCTTTATTAACCATAGCAACTACATCATCTGGGTTTTGCCATACATCTAAACCCCAGTCCTCTAATTCGCTAGAGTTCCATTCGTTACTTAACATATCCCATTCCCATTCTCCAAACCCTACATTATCTTTTATTACAAATTGTTTTCTTTTTTTTTCTGTTAAATTTTTAGCTTTAATTATATACACTTCTTTTAAGCCTATTTGTTGACAAGCCTTATATCTCATGTTGCCCCCAAGTATAACATTTTTTTCATCAACAACAATTGGTCTAAGTTTTAACATTTCTGGAAACTCTATAATTGATTTAACTAATTTTTTAAATCTATCATCTCTAATTAATCTAGGATTATTAGGGTTTCTGTGTATTTGATTAATTTTAACTTTTTCTATCATATGTGTTTTTTAATAAACAGTTAATTTATTTATTTGTTATTTGTTAATTGCTTCATTTAATAAATCAAATTGTTGTTGTTTCAACTTTTTGGTTAATTTTTTGCATTTTAAATATGCGTAATAAGAATCAGTATCATATTCTTTTATCTCTGGGTATATTTTATTTATACTATGCATTACATTAGCGTGGCTAAACCCTAAAGATGCTCCAATTTTTTGCAATGAATATGCTGTTTCCTCTTTACATAACTTATAGTATAAAGCTCTTGCAAAAAGGTATTCTCTTTTTCTTGACCGCTCATTTAAAGATAAATTTGTTTGTTTTTCAATTACCTTTTTTATTGTTTCCATTATCATAATTTGTTATTTTAATTTGTGTATTTGTTTTATCAATTATTTTTATAACATTAGTTAATATATTAAATTTTATCCATTCTATTGCTGTATGTATTCCAGCACATTCTAAATACATTTCTTTATCTTGATACTCATCTAACATAAATTGTATGTCCTCAATAGACAATCCATTCTCAAATTCATATAATGTAAGTTCGTGATATTCTCTTATAATTTCATTTTTTAAACCTTTACTCAAGTTGTAGCCTTAATAAGTTATAGCATTGTATGTATTTTAATTTTGCTTTTGATTTGTATATTTTTCTAAATAATTCATATGTCTTTTTAGTAAATTGGTAATGTGTTTTGCAACCATTAAATATTTTACTTGCATATACCTTTCCGTAACCCTTACAATAATTAACATTGTCTGCACCATCTCCAATTATCATTTGCTCATAAAAATTATATAAAGCTTGTTTTTCGCTTATATCATATATACATCTGTGTTTATAATGGTAATTATATATTAAAGCTGGTAATTGTTTATAGTCTTTGTCAATAGATATTATTAAAACATTATCTCTACCAAATTCATTAGATAATTTATACCAATACTTTGCAACAATATCATCTGTTTCCATTCCATAAGCTTTTTTGCTATCATATAAAACAGTTACCAATTCGTGCATCTCATTTAATAATGGTGGTAATTCTACATTTAATCTGTTTGCTTTATAGTTTTTATCTAGTACTTTTCTAAAATTACCTCTACTATTATTAAAAAATATATACTCTTTTACATCATAATTATCTTCCAACCTATTTGCAATTGACATAAATACCTCATCAAATTTACCTATGGCTTCCTCTATTGTTTCTACATTGCAACAAGAGGAATATACCAAACTATCTGCATCAAATAAAACTATCATAGGTCTTCTATTATATCGTTAGCTTGTTCTTCTAAATTTTCAATAACATCTTGACCTAATATATCTATAATGTCTTGTCCTCCACATAGCACTTGATGACAATCAAAATAACTACTATAGCTTGGATAATCATAATTACCATTTTGTCCTTTGTTAAATTCGCCAACGACAACCAAGACTATGTCATCATATTGTACTGTTACTTCTTTTTTCATTGTTTTGTTATTTAGAGTTAAAATTTTCTTTATATAAATCATCAAATAAATCTGTTGGGCAATTTAATGATTGTAATAATTTTACATATTCTAAATAATTTTCTTGTAATGGATTTAAATTTTCTTTAGTTTTCATTGTTTTATTTTAAAATTAATAATATATAAATATAAACAATTTTGTTTATAAAAAAAATTATTCTTTATAATCTTTTGTAGCTTTAGTAAGAAATTTATCTATTGCATCAATTTTTTTGGATTGCTTTTCTATTGCTACATATAAAGTAGCTACTGTTGCTTCTAGTATCTTAAACCTTTCTTTAGTTGTGTATTTTTTATTTTTCATAATTCCATTAGTTCATTAATTACTGTATGCCCTCCTAAAACTACTGCACAAGCAATAGCTGGTTTTTTACCTCTTTTAGCGTATGCCATAGCGTAAGCAGTTGCATCTATACCACAACCTATTTGTGTTCCAAAGACTTTAAAATTTTGACCTACATACCACTCTGTGTAACATTGTGTGTGTAAATGCCCTTGTATAGTGCTTTGCATATCTGCCCTACATTTCATACGTGCAGTACCAGCTTCACCGTGTATATATTGCACACCATCAATAACAACTCTATCAACAAATTTCCATTCAGGTACTTCCAGCACATCTTTGTAAGCCTTTATCCATTTTTTTGGCACAGCACTTGTTTGTGCTTTACGCATTATAAGTCTATCGTGATTTCCTATTGTAACGTGTGCTTTAGGAAAAGCATTATACCATTTAGCTATTTTACTTATTGCAAGTTCTAACTCTTGACCTCCACCCATACCATCAGCATCTGATTCGTGATATGAACTATAATGATTATCTATTACATCTCCTATAAATACAACTCTATTACAATTATACTTTGCATAAGTTTCTTGGCAATGCTCTAAATATCCATCTAAACAAAATGGCTCGTGTAAATCCCCAATTGCTAATACTCGAGTTTCTTTTTTAGTTAAATTTTCAAATGCTACTTTTTTATTTCCGTTAAGTCTTGGTCTAATTTCCATAAGCTTTGTATAAAGAGTTCAATTCATTAGTTATAGCACGAATACAACTACCGCAAGAGGTCATTTGTTTTTTATCATTAAATACTCTGTTGTATATTTTCAGTAAATCTTTTTGTTCTCCTGGGGTTACAGAACCAGATTTTTTACCAAACCAATATTTTAAATAATTATATTCACTTTCATTTAAACATTCTGGTTTTCTTTTTTTTGGAAATAGTTTATTAAGTTTCTCTTTTCTTTCTTCGCATCCACAATCCTCACCAAATGCCCATTTTACTAATTTCTTTATTCCTGTTGCTTCAGTAAACTTTTCAATTTGGTCGCCTAGACCTTCTACTTTTTTTTTCATATTTTTAATTTATTAATATTCCAATTTTCACCAATTTTATTTAAAGTACTTGTAAGAGATGAAGATACAGTATGCCATTTACCAGCAAAAAAATATTTTTCTACCATACAATCAAATAAAGGTATATCTTTTGTGTCATCTTTAAAGTTATGTGTTACAAATAAAACTATACTTTTATGCGTATGCCAACTACTACATATTCTTTCCAAAACTAGTCTTTGTCCAGTAGGTAAATCATTATTAATTTTTTTTACTTCTATTAATATTAATGCTTCATTATTAAATTCTAATACTGCATCAATATCTGTTGGATGTATTTTACCATTTTCTATTCCTGTAAAATCAATACCTTGTTTTGTTTGGTTGCTATTTCTTATTAAACTTTTCATATTAAATCATAATCTTCATTTTTAAAATCCTCATAATCTTCTCCAAATTTTTCTTTCATTATTTGTTTCCCTTTTTTTAAAGTATGGAATATATTAACAAAACTTATTTTTGTATCTTTTGCCATACCTCTTATGCTTAAATGTGTATCACGATATATCTCAAATATACCTACATCATAAAAATGCCAATTTTTTAACTCCTCATCCATTTTATTACATAATTTTGCATATGCTTCTTCCTTTTTAATATCATCCTTTGCAGTTAATTTTTTTATATCCTCATCTAATATTTCAGTAAAATCATTGTCTTTGTAAAATTCCTCTATTTGTATTTTATTTATTTTACTTTTTTGTCGCATATATTCTATAAAAATTGAATACAAAACCAAATATATGTATCGGCTATTTACCTTTCCATTCACGATGGTTTTTTTTTCATCTGCATATTTATTAATCTTTAAATACATTTCTTGTACTATGTCTTCTGAATAATTACCAGCACCAAATTTTTGTACTAATTTAATCCAATATGTATGCTTTTCAGCAACTTTACTTAACCAATTTTCCATATTAAAAACTTACACCCTCTAGTGGATTGTACAAATTACCAATTATTTCTGGTAATCCAACATTATTTACTTTAAAACTAAATGTGTCAAAAGCATAACCTCTACTTCTTTTACATTTAACCGTTATCCAATCCTTGTTTACTGTGTTTGTTTCTAATTGTATTTGTGTTTCTGTTTTTTTCTCTAATAAGCTCCCTAAATGCCCTGTTGGCTTATCTGAACCAAAGTTACTATGTATGACAGTAATAATATGGCAAGAAAACTTTTGCGACCATTCCATAATTTTTTGTACAACATTATTGCTTTGCTCTAAATCATTAACATCTGATACTAAATCAGCTATACCATCTATAACAACCAATCCAACATTATCTTTTTCTATTTTTTCTTTTAAATAATATTCTATAAATTGTATCCTATGTCTAAAACCTACAGTACGTAATCCAAATGTATGGTAACAACCTACATCGTTACCACCATTCATATCCACTACCCTTCGAAATACTCTTTGTGCGTGGAATTTACCTTGTTCTGTGTCAAAATGTATTAAACATTTATTATCTCTATGTCCTTTTAAATCGCCACCAAATTTATTAGAACCTCCTAAATAAACAGAAGCCAATAAACTTATAAAAAAAGTTTTCATTGTTTTAGGCGGAGCTTGTACAAATGAAAAGTTACCATAAGTTCCTATTGGTATTGGTAATGTTTTTGTTCCTTTTAAAGATGTTATGGTCGTTTCACCCATTGAAATTGCTACTGGAGGATATTCAACAATATCTGTTGTGTTTATTATGCACTCATCCTCAAGGAGTTGCATATATAGTCTTGTTTCATCTGTCATAAAAAAAGGGGGTTGTTAGCCCCCGTATGTTAAAATGGTAAATCTGTATTTAGCACAACTTTGTTTTCTGTTAATTCTTTATTTTCCTCTTGTACTGCTTTAACACAACTACCATCTGTCCAAATTACCTTGCCATTACCTAAATAATTTTTAGGCTTTTTAGCTTCTCTTTCCTCTAGTGTTTGTGAATCATAAGCTGTAACATTTTGACCGAATTGGTTTGTGTCATCATTTACGCTTATTATAAAATTATAATAGATTCCTTTTTTACCTTTTACAAATTTTTCTTTTGGTAAATTTTCAACATTGATTTTTAAATTTAATAGTGCACTCATAGTTTTTATTTAAAATTAATAATTATTCTTTAATTGTTTTTATTTTTTTTTTAAAGTCTTCTGATTCATCCTCGCCAAATACTCCTAGTTCGTAAAAGCCTGTTAATTTAAGTACTGCTCTGGATAAAGCTCTTTTTTCAGCCATTTCTGCTACATACCAAGTGTTACAATTACCATCTTTAAATGAACCACCTTTTAAAGCAGAGCCAAAAGTTTCAATCAATGTACTTGGCTGACTATTAATAAATGCAATGGCTTTAAATACTGCAAAGTTTGTTTCGCATTTTATAACCTCATAGTTAATATTTATTTTTTCTTTGGCTTGTATTTTTTCAATACCCATTCTTGTAATAATTACATAATGTTGATGCTTATATACATCATCTTTTGTTAGTTCGTACTTCTTGTACAATTCTAATAGTTTTTCTCTATTCATTTGTTTTAGTTTTTAATCGTTTCATTTTTCTGTATTTTTCTACATAATATGATTGGTTATCAATCACAATTTTAGATTCTTTTATAAATTTATGCAATTTATTTCCGTTAAAATAATGAGAAGGGTAATAAATATTGCCATCTATTGTATATGTTTTTAAAGGGTTAAATATACCTTTTACTTTTTTAATTATTTTTTTCATTTAATAAATGTTTTCTGATTTCTTGTTTAATGTTACTATTATTTAATCTTAATTCTCTATTTTCTATATGCATTGAGTTAATATAAAAATACATTTCGCTTAATGCTTTCATATATTTATCGCTTTCCTTAGGTTTAGTCTTGTTAAACTCTAATAATAAATGAGCTAATAGTTGGTAATTACTATGAAAATTAATCTCTTGTA